TTGCCAACTGGCCAAGCCACCGTGATTATAAGTAAAAGTGCGGTAAGCATCTATGATTATGAATTAGGTTTAAATGAAGCCAACCGAACAATACGAATTTTAAATAATACCTTTGTAGGCGAAATAGAAAAAGAATTTAAATCATTGATGAAGTCTTAAACCATGGATACAATTTCTAATATTTTTGATTCCGTGCCAGCTCCTGCTGGCATTTTTTACCCGCAAGATTTTTCATTACAAAAACTAGACTTTATTAATTCTAGTGGCCAGCGCTTTGAGATGAAGAAGTTGATGGTTGAAATGTCTTATTACGAAGACATCTATAGCTTCTGTGTGTCTGGCTCTGTAACGCTAAGAGATTCGCAAGGTTTCATTGAATTGTTCCAGCTGTCCGGTAATGAATACATGGAAATCAATTTTGGAAAAATTAAGGACGCTCCCAATACCGATGACCAGATATTCCATGTGTACAAGATTGGTAAACGCATGCCTACTGGCAATTTGAATGATGAGTTCTACACTCTCTATTTTTGTTCCGAAGAATTGTATCTATCGGAGCAACTCAAGATAAGCAAGTCTTATTTGGGACAAAAGATATCTAGCATTGTTACTAGCATACTAACTGATACATTGAAAACCAAGCCTTCAAAAATTAATAAGATTGAGGAGACTACTGGCGTATATGACTTTCTCGTTCCAAGATTTAAGCCATTAGAGACCATTAGTTGGATATCCACTTATGCTCGTCCGGCTACCGGAGGAAAAGGTTCGGATATGTTATTCTATGAGAATCGTTATGGCTACAATTTCAGGTCACTTCAGTCAATCTACAAAGATCCTGTTTACGCTACATACAAGTATCAGCAGAAGAACTTGTCTAAAGAGCTGGAGCAAATACAAGATAAAGTGACAACAGTTTTAGATTATGAATTTGTCAAGACTTATGATGTGCTCAACGATACTAACTCTGGTACCTTTGCCAATCAATTAATCTCATTGGATCCAGTCACTAGAAAATCATCAGTCACCAATTTTGATTATAGTAAATATCAAAAAGAATCAGCATCATTAAATGGAAATGGTGTTTTAAATGCTTCACCTAATCGTTTAGGTACAACACCCAATCAGAACTATGGTGCGGTTACAAAAGTGGCAATCGGCAATTCAAATCAAGCGCAGTCACCATATATCAAACAGGCTCCGGGCTCCGTGGCCAAAGATATATACTTAGAGACTTATATTCCTAATAGAATTGCACAACTTGGATTAGCAAACTATACGGTTTTAAAGTTGATGATACCTGGTGATCCAGGCGTTACTGCTGGTGCAATTATCAATTTTAGTTTATTATCTACCAAGCCTACTAGTACCACCAGAGATGCTGATAAGTTTTACTCTGGTAAATACTTGGTGTCAGCAGTAAGACATATTATGAATGATTCAGGTTCGTATATTACAATATTAGAAATAGCAAAAGACAGTAGCGATACTACTTACGCAGGCACCAATAATAATGCTACTGAGCGATTACAAGCGGCGAAAGAATAATGGAAAACTTTATTGGTAAAGATGGCTTTGTTTGGTTCGTGGGAGTGGTAGAAGAACGAGCAGACCCATTGGGGTTAGGTAGGTGCAAATTGAGAATCTTTGGCTGGCACACCGATAACACATCTGAATTGCCTACAGCTGATTTGCCTTGGGCGGTACCTATGTTACCAATTAATAATTCTAGGTCATTCTCAGCACCAAGATTAGGAGATTGGGTCGTTGGATTTTTTATGGATGTAGCTTCTGGCCAAGCCCCAGTAATGATGGGTGTTTTGTCTGGTCTAAATCCTTGATGGAGAATTAATATGCCTTTAGATACTATACAGATTACTAATTTAAGCAATGCATTAAATACACAAACAAGTTCCACACAAACTTCTTTACCTAAAGTTGGTGGAGTTGCAAACAATGTAACCTCAATATACACAGCTGAGAATCCTGCTCCTAATTCGCCATCAAATGTGCCTATTAATGCTTCTGGTAACGCAACGGCTGCAGCAACAGGAATAAAGAAATCAAATGAAACGGTATCTCATGCTTGCGATAGCAGTAGTTATGTTGGTATAGCTATTGGTCAAGTGGGAGCTTTTGCAGGTAAAATTGTTCAAGAAATTCGTGATGCAATTAAAGCTATTATGGAATATTTTGGTGTTAATCCTTCTTCAGCTGGCATATCTTCTCAATTAAAAAAGATAGCACAATATATTAAAGATAAAACAAAGTTTATTAAAGATATTGCTAATTATATTAATGATTTTATCACTTATGTTAATGCAGTAAAAGAACTTTTGGCATATATTTTATCTTTGCCTGCTCAGTTGCTCTCATTTTTTGCTGATTGTGTGGCTACATTGAAAAAGCAATTGGTTGCTGGATTCCAATCCGCTTTAACCGATACGAATACTCCTGGTGATTCAACTATAAGTGAATTACAAAACGGAATTAAAGATGTACAATCTTCAATTGGTCAATTCACCACAGCTGTCGCATCGGTTGCTACTACCGCTGCAGCGGCTGCCACGTCCTTGACCACATTAAATACAACACCAACATCCAATACACAAGCGCAAGCTGCGGCCACACAACAAGTATTTGCTGCAGCAGGTTTTGCACCAGCATCAGGTAATTATTCTAAGGCATAATAATGGCAGATATTAATGAACCACCTTCAGCGTATAACGCAAAGTATCCTTATAATAATGTAACTCAAACCGAGTCTGGTCATTTTCAAGAATTTGATGATACTCCTGGTGCTGAAAGAATCCGTACACAACATCGTGCCGGTACATTTGTTGAATGGCAGCCTGATGGTACAGAAGTTCATCGTATTGTTGGTAATGGATATCGTATTGTTGCCAAAGATGATAATGTAATTATTAAAGGTGCTTGCAATATCAGCATTGAAGGTACCGCAGCAGTTACATTTCATAAAGATGTTACAGTAAATTACCAAGGTAACTTAAAAGAAGTTGTAGAGAAAAATTACTCACTTCTTGTTAAAGGTGATTATACAGTTAGCACAGGCGGTGACTTAAATCTAAATGCTCCTAGTTCAACTGGTGGTGTATATCTTCAAGCTGGTGATAGATTAGTTTTAAATACAGACCTGACTGTTCATGGTGAAGTTCTTGCTGATTCATTGCATTCAGAAGGTTCTGTTACCGCAGGCACCGGCATTCATGCTGGAATTCCAGGCTCCGTAAATCCTGTTGCTGGCATCTCCACTTTGGGTGGTGTCAATGTCGGTATTCCTGGCCCCACGGTACCTGGTGTTGTAGAAGCTACAGTTATGGTCAATGCTCCTATTGTAATTGGTTCCGTTATGACTTATGGAGCTATTTTGATGGATCCAGAAGGCGGTGCACCATTGATTAGAACAATATACGATTCGCACCAGCATATTGGAAACAAAGGATTTCCTACTTCTAATCCTATTGAACAAATGATACCATAAGGATATATTATGTCAGTCTATTCTCGTCTAGGTTTAAATTTTGATACTAATCGTTTTGGTGATGCTAAAACCTTGTCTAGTAGTGCTGCAAACACATTAAATCTGATTGCTAACACCACGCCATTAAAAGCTTGGCAAAAGACTGATTTGGCTGCTGGGCCTGCGGTAAGAAGTAATTATTTTCAAAATCCTACTGCTGGCAATGTGGCTAGTATGTTGATTAGTGCAAATACACTATATTATGCTGCAAACACGGCTAATGATTTCACCACAGTTGCGCTAGCCGGAAACTTAACCATTGAATTAAATAGCTTTAAATCTCATACGGACAACATCTCAGGATTAACCATTTCAACTAGTCCAGGCATTCCATCATTAGGGTCTGCGTCATCCATGGGACAACTGAACATGATGACTTTGGCTAAAACTGATGGCGTTACAGATACTTCACCTATTTTAGGAAGCTTTACAAGCTTGTTTATTGGTGATATCCTGACTGCTAACACTATCAAATTGACCTATTATGCTAACGAATATGCTAATAGTATTACAATGAATACTGATCCTGATACAGGAAATACATCTTATAGTTCCAACTTACCTAATTCTGAAATTGTCATCATTCAAAATTACATCTCATCTACAACGGGTGTATTGCACAACCAAAGACTGCAAGATTGGACATTTTATCAAAACTCTACTCAGGTATCACAAGATATGAACTTCCTACAGCAATTCAACAATATGGGTGGTACCATGACGTACTTGGTTGATAATGTTATTGGTACCCCAAGTTTAGTAAGTAAGCTAGCGTCCAATTAAATGGAAAATCGTATTTTTGCGTTCCAGCCCCTAAATTATCCGGACAATAACCAAGAGTTCCGCAACGCAATTTACTCCTAAAGCGTAATAAATAGAGAATGGCACTCAATCAAAAAATATATTCAGACATTGACTTTACCTTCACCAAGAGACCTGGTCTCAAGGATGTCGCTCTCAGCTATGATGCTCAAGCGGTTATTAGGTCAATTCGTAACCTATTATTAACAAAGCACTTTGAGCGACCATTTAATCCTCAGCTAGGTGCTAACCTAGATGCTTTATTGTTTGAACCTATTTCTCCTATTACTTCCTCCCTGCTGGAGAATGAGATTAAAACAACAATACAGAACTTCGAACCAAGAGCTCGGTTGGATAAAATTAATGTGACAGTCAACGCAGATAGAAATGCGTATGATGTTTACCTAAGTTTCTTTATAGAAAATGCCACATTACCAACGACAGTAACACTTCTTTTAGAGAGAAACAGATAAGATGGCCGGCGCTAACAGTAATATTCAAATCACGGATTTGGATTTTAATAATATTAAAACCAACCTCAAGACATTTTTACAATCTCAAGATACACTTAAAGATTATAATTATGAAGGTTCGGCATTATCAAGCCTTTTGGATATTTTAGCATATAACACACAGTATAATGCTTACTATTTAAATATGGTTGCTAACGAGATGTTCTTAGACTCAGCATTGCTAAGGTCATCTGTCGTATCGCATGCGAAACTCTTGAATTATGTACCAAAATCCTCCCAAGCCCCAGCAGCCACCATTAATCTCAATGTATATGGCGTTACTGATGCTTCTTTGACAGTACCTAAGTTTACTAAATTCTTATCTGAAGCCATTGATGGTGTAAACTATAACTTTGTTACCACCGATTCTCATACAGTTAATGTTACTGGCGGCACTGCTAGTTTTAATAACATTGCAATCAGTCAAGGCATTCCAACATCATTAAGTTTTACTGTAAATCCTATTACCAATCCAACATACACTTTTGAAATACCTGAAACCAATATAGATACGACAACACTTTTGGTGTCGGTACAACAGTCAGGTTCAAATACATCATCTCAGATTTACAATGCAGCATCCAACTATCTTACATTAGACGGCAACTCAACTGTTTACTTCCTGCAAGAGAGTACCAAAGGTACCTATCAGATTTATTTTGGCGATGGAATTCTAGGTAAACAATTGACTGATGGTAATATTGTTAATGTATCATATATTGTAACGAATGGTACTGCTGCGTATGGTGCTAACAACTTTGTATTGATGGACACCATTTCTGGTTATGCTAACAATAACATCACACCAATTACAGGAGCAACTCAAGGCTCTGCTAAAGAGTCCATCAGCTCTATTAAATTCCAAGCCCCCAAGGCTTACGCAGCACAAGGTCGTGCGGTTACCAAAAATGATTACATCACACTCATTCAGCAAAACAAGTATGGTATTGCTTTAGATGCTGTTAATGTGTGGGGTGGCGAAGAAAACACACCACCGCAATATGGTAAAATCTTTGTTGCTATCAAGCCTACTGGCGGTTACTCATTGACCGACAATCAAAAGAACATATTAATTAATGATGTTATTAAGCCAATCTCTGTGCTGACTGTTGCTCCAGAAATCGTGAATGTGGACTATGTGTACCTCATTCTGAACTCTAGTGTGCTTGTAGACTTTAAGAAGACTACTCTAACATCTTCACAGATTACCAGTCTGGTGACACAAGGCATTCAAGACTTCTGTGCTAGCCGTTTGAATACTTTTAACTCTACATTTGTGATTGGTGACTTGATTAATTATATTCAAAATCTCAATCAAGCTTTGGTTGCTGTAGACTTTGATTTGTTCTTGCAACGCAGAGTGATACCTACATTAAACTCCAGCCAAAACTATTCTATTAACTTTGGTAATCAATTACAAAGAGGTTTTGGTTCCAAAGCGATTGCATTTAGTCCTTCATTTGCTCAGTATGATGCTTCAGGTAACTTCTATAATCCTGTTTACTTTGAAGAATCTCCAGACACCACCACGAACATTGATTCAATTACCGTGGCAGCTGGAGGCTTGGGCTATACCGTACCGGTGATTACAATATCCGGTGATGGTACGGGTGCAACCGCCACAGCAGTAGTTCAAAATGGAATCATTACAGCAATCAATGTACTGACCGGTGGTGCTAACTATACGCAAGCGGTGGTGACAATTTCGGATCCAACAGGATCAGGAGCTTCTGCGGTAGCCGTGTTGCGTGGTAACTATAGTTCATTGAGAACATACTACTTCAATAATAGTATTAAGAACATTTTACTGAGCAATGCAGGTACCGTGGACTATACTGCGGGTGTGGTGTCATTGAGTAACTTTGCACCTTCAGCATTGAATAATACCGATGGCATTTTAAGAGTCAATGCGTATGCAGCCAATCGTATCGTATCATCTTCATACAATCGCATTATTACATTAGACAATAATGATCCAGCAGCCATCTCTGTGACCGTGACTGCTAAGTAATTCATGCAACAGATTAATAAAACTTCCTTATTAGTACCATCTCAGCTGCCGGAATTTATTCGGGATAATCCTGACTATGGTAACTTTGTGTTGTTCCTGCAGGCCTACTATGAGTGGATGGAGCAACAAGGTGGTGCAGTATATGAATCAAAGAGCTTACCTAGTTACTATGACATTGATACCACACTAGATGAGTTTTTAAAATATTACGAGAATGATTTTCTGTCATTCTTTCCTGAAGGGTCTTTGGTTGATGAGCGTAAGCTAATCAAGGTTGCTAAAGAACTCTACCAAGCCAAAGGCACACCAGCATCATACAAGTTTTTGTTTAGAGTTTTGTATAACTCTGATGTCAATCTGTATAATTCTGCTGATTACATTCTGCGAGCCTCTGATGGTAAATGGATTGTTACTCGGTCGTTAAAGCTAGCTACAACTGATCCAACTTGGCTGCAAACAGTAAACTATCGGATTTTTGGTGAAACTTCTAAAGGTTATGCCACGATTGAGAGAGTTATTCCTGGCTTGAATAGTATTGAAGTGGTGCTCTCAGGTATTGATAGAAACTTTACCTCTGGTGAGTATGTTCAGGTACAAGACATTCATGGTAATCCAATTCTCTTTAATGACCATCTGTTGCGTGGTCAAATTATTGGCTTGCTCTCATCGGTTAATGTAGATCCGGTACATTCGGGTTCAGGTTATAATGCTGGTGATCCTGTTGTATTCTATGGTGGCTTGAATCCATTAATTGAAAATGCCGTGCCAGCCGAAGGATACATCTCGCAAGTCACTTCAGCATCTATCACAGCAGTTACACCAATATACTATGGTCAAGGTTATAGACCCGGTAGCTTTACCAAAGTTAATATTAATTCTGGTTCAGGTTTAGGCAATGGTGCTATTGACATTGCAACTACATTTGATTCTATTCCTTATTACATCACTTTTGTTAATACCGATACAATTGGTCCTAAAGCCAATACGCAGGTGGGTGATGGCGCCCACTTAGTTTCTTATAACTTTGCTAATCTGACAAGCGCAAACTACAATACTGAAATTGGTGTTGCACTTAGCTTCCCCGTACTGACTACTTATGGTATTGTTGGTACTACAGTAACCTCTGGTGGTTCCGGATATGATATCACTACTTCAGCTAATGCTATTGGATATTATTTAACCGAAACCAATGAGTTACAACCAATTCCAAGTTTGGGTATCTTGGCACCAATACAGATATACAATGGTGGTCATGACTACCAACTCAATGATAGAATTGTGTTCTCTGGTGGCACAGGCTGCGGTGCATATGCTAATGTCACTGCAATTACTGCTAATGGTTCTATTGCTGAAATCTCTTATGTGTATGATCCTGCTCATCACAATTTGTATCCATTAGGTGGTATGGGATATGATAGTCACCAGCTGCCTACATTAAATGTCACTTCTTCTACAGGATCAGGAGCATCCTTGTATCTTCCTGGCTTGGTGGGAGATGATGCAACATTTAAGATTAGTTCTACTAGTTACGGCGAAGTTAAGCAAATTACACTCACTAATCCTGGACAAAATTATGTGGGAGAGCCCTCTGTCTCATTGCGTGTAGAAGATATGTTGGTATATAATGTAGACATCTTCAATGAGCCTAAGAAGGGTGACGTTATCTATCAAGGTACCATCTTTAATGAAACATTTACCGCTAGCGTAGATTCCATTAAGATTAACACGGCCAATGTTGCTAACACATTCTATAGCACATACGATTTAAGAGTATACAATTACAACGGCTTGTTTGATGCTAATGCTGATATTAGAGTGTTGCGTACAGGTGCTGACATTGGTACTAGCTTAAAATTATCTAATACCACTACCGGCATCTATACAAATGGCAGAAAAATCTATGGTAATGGTGCAGCGCAGGCCAAAGCCAACTTCCTGAATGGTATTATTCTGAGTAAAGGTATCTATCAAAATGGTGATGGTCAACCCTCAGCATACTCAGTATTAGAAAACGAAAACTATAATAACTATACTTACATTCTACAAGTGCAAGAAGCACTGGCTAAGTATAAGCAAACTGCATTGTCATTCTTGCATCCATCAGGCATGAATTACAACGCATACAATCTGTTGAAGAATAAGGAATCATTCCATACAGGAATTACCGAATCAGAATTGTCCGTGCAGTCTATGGCATACTTGCTGAATACGGTTAGTTACCTTGCTACATCAAACTCAGCATCCAATACGATTGTATCTTTTGCTAATACGGCTGGTGCTAATATTGCTAATTTGGTGACTGCTAACTCATTCTTGACAATCTATCCTGACCGTGGTGAGCCATTCTACTCTATCATTACTGATGTAGGTACTGATACTATTACGCTAGCCGATATTTGGAACATTACTGTGCCTAACGTGGCGGTGGCTTCTGTAAGCTCTGGTTCCGATGTCATAAATATCAGTAGTCTGACTAATGCTTGGAATATTGCTACAGGTAATACAGCGTCCTATATTAGTGACTTCTTGCATATCTATGATAGCGTATCGTTTGATGGCATTAACTTTAAGATGATTACCCATGTGGATCAACCAGGTACTGGTACTTCTATCTTTGTGGATTCAGTTTATCCTGTCGCACAAAGCGGTTATCTAATACTACAATCCAATGTGGCTTCCAGCAATGTATGGGTGAGCTCCTACTAACACGATAAATAAGACATGGCAAATACAGTAAACGGATTATTGACAACATATGGCTCAGTCGTAGAGGTTGAGCTGACCTATTTCTTTGTTATTACTTCCTCAGGATTTACTCCCAATACCCAAGCAACTTCTTACTTCTTTATTGGTAAGCCGGATGCATGGCCAGATGAGAATAATCCTCCGGTGCCTACGCAAGACCAAGCCAATCTTAAAAAGACATTCAAGCATATGTTTGCAGCCAAGCTGCTGACATCTTCTAATATGTCACCGGTGGTACCAAGAATTGATTGGACATCCGGTACGGTATACACCCAATACACAGATTATACCGACTTGTTTACAACGGATGACAATGGTATTATTACTCAGCCATTCTATGTACGCAATCGGTACGACCAGATTTTTAAGTGCTTGTTTAATATGAATGGTGTTCCGTCTACGGAAGAACCTGTATTACAAGCTGGCACCACAGATTCTAGCCAAACATTATACATGGCTGATGGTTACAAGTGGATCTATGTTGCTACCATTGATAAAGGCTTGAAGAAGAACTTCTTTGATAACACTTGGATGCCAATCGCAGTAGGTAATGTGACACCTAATCCATTGCTACCGGCTGGACTAGGCTCTATCAATGCTATTAATGTGACCAATTCAGGTTCTGGATATTCCAATGGCTTGGCCACTACAGTAGTTACAGTAGATGGTGATGGCTCTGGTGCGACCGCATATGCTAATGTTTACAATAATATGGTGTCAGATGTGATTGTGACCAACTCAGGTAATAACTATACTTATTCTACCGTGACGATTGTTCCACAAGCCGGATACGCAGGTAACAATGCAACGGCCAACTGCGTAATCTCTCCCATTGGTGGTCATGGTGCTGATCCTGTATCAGAATTAGGATGCAACCACATCATGTTGTCTATTGAGATTGATGGTAGTGAGAACGGACTAGTGCCAACTGATGTGGCTTTCCGGCAGCTGGGGATTATTGTCAATCCATTATTAAAAGATGGTACGCTACCAGCCGATTCAGTATACAATACGTCCGATTTAGCAACTGTGTCGGTGGGCTTGGGTTCCTATTCAAT